ATGCAGATTCCATTGATAGAGTGATCATTGGATTCTCTGCAAAGGTTCCATCCTCTTTGGATATCGCCTCACTTATAAATCCACACTGCACATAATCCGCCTGCTGCCTTGGCAGAAAATATTGTGCCTGGTTTACCCTGATAAATCTTGTTTCATATGAGGCATATTCATGCCTGTTTTCATCTTCCAAAAGCCCTGCTGCATTTGAGTATGCTGTTTCATGATTGGCTGCTGCATACATGTTTGGCAGGAATGATGATTTGATCATCAGGATGCCATCTGCATTCTGCATGAGAACAGATCTGCCTGCATTGGCTATCAGCTGCAAACACTGTTTATGTGATACCGCCGGAAGCGGATTATAAACAATAATATTTTGCAGATATGGATCTATCCAATACTCATCTGATGCTATGCCTGCATCCTCAAATACATCCTGAGCCAATTCATAGAGGGTGGTGCCGTTTGGCCTATACTCTCCTTTCTTGTATTCATCATCCATGTATTCAAATTTATCTACAGCTGAGAATTTGGCTGTGGTATCATCAGCGCTCCACTCCTGCATATAGAGTGTGGCTCCTTTGAACCATTCTATTGAGCCATCATCCAGCCCATATCCCCAATATACTTTCAGCTCCTGCCCGGTTTCTACATAGTTGATGGCTGAATCCTCATTATCAACATTGTAGTATTTATCCATATTCTCAATGGTTACTGAGAAATCTATGGTAGGCAGCTTTTCCGCTATCGGTGAGATGGTACTTGCCAGCTTTGCATTTATGATCTTGTTATCATCAAATTCAAGTCCTATTCCACAAGTTACCTGCTCAAGCCTGAATCTCGTTTCGCCTCTGCTCATCTCAAGCGCTGTGATGGTCATGTAGGTGATGTTATCAAAGGTATCCTCTGTGACAAATTCCTTGCTGCTGTTCTCATATTCTGCCTGCCCCTGCTCTGTGGTGATCCTCAGCTTTGTTGGCCAGGATTTTCCAAATTTCAGGGTTATTCCCTTGAGGCTCACTGTATCCTCTGTATTGAATCTGATTGTGATGGATGGGTGGGCACTTGCCAGGGCATCTGTTACTGCTGCCTGCTGGAAATATTTCCCGGATCTCGGTATAAAATACACACTGCCATCCAAGCTGTTCCAATTCTCCTCATATGTTGCATAGATCTTGGATACTTTCTCATCATTAAGAGGGGCCTTGATATCTGCATAAGGTGCAAAGCCCTCATCCTCTATCTCTGCCCCTCTCTGAGCCGCCTGGTTGATCAGGCCCATGCTGAGCCTCATATAGGATTTATTCCGGGCCGGTTTCTGCATCTGCTCTTTGTACTCTGTACTTACATACTGCATAGCCCTCCTCCTACATCTCTATAAAATTCAAAGAAAAATCCTTGTATACCGGTTCTCCATTTTCGTAAGTGTACACAGGTGTTTTCCTATCACCAGCATACATGTATAAGGATCCTCTGCCTCCGGTATCCGCTATGAAATAGCTCACATTCAGATCAAACTTTTTCTTGATGGCTCCTCTGATGATGGCATACTGATCAGGCCTTAAGATCTTCCATTTGCACTCAATCTTATGCACATCCTCTCTGATGATCTGAGCCACCATCTTGCCCTTGGCATTCCTCTCTGAATCAGAGATATCATAATCTGATTGTGTCATTTCTGATGGTTCAGGGAGGGATACTCCCTCAACCACCAATATATTTGATATCTTGGCCATGGATATCCCTCCTTATGTTGTAGGCTGGGCTTTCATATTGTAGCCTCTCCTGCGTTTGTATCTGTCTGTTTGCATTGCTATGGTCTTTCCGTCCATATCCACATGGGTTACCACTGTGAAATCATCCGGCATGCTGCCAGCACCCTCCAGGGCACCCATGATGTTCACAGAGATGATCTCAGCCATCTTGGTTGCTATGGCATCAATCCAGCCGGTATTCCTCTCAAGCGGCAATATAGCCTCTCTGCCTGCCTCTCCTGCTATCAGCGGTGTAGCTCCATCCACTATGCCACCCTTTGCCAATCTTGGCAGGGATACTGAGGAGAGTGTAGGTATATTGAATCCAAACTTTTTACCGCCGTACTCCGGTACCCAATCCGGAATATCAAAGCTCAGGCCATTCAGTGCATTTATTACAGTGTTCACACCATTTACCACCGCATTGGCCATGCCCTCAATGCCTCCGATGATGGAGTTGATCACACCTTTTATGGTGCTCCACATTGCATTGAATATGGTTGTTACTGTGGTTTTTAAGCTGTTCCAGGTATTGCTCCATATGGTCTTAATAGAGCTTAAGGCCGTAGAGATACCATTCTTGATGTCACTTAAGATGGTGGTGATGGCCGTTTTTATTGCATTGAATACTGTTACTATAAAGCTCTTGATGCCGTTGAAAATCGTGGAGAATATAGCATATATGGATTGCAGCACAGAGCTGATTATTCCGATAATAATGGTCAAAATCGTTGAAATGAATGCAGAAATTGCACTCAGAGCACCCTCAACAATCTCCTCTATGCCGTGCCATGCCTTATCCCAATCTCCTGTGAATATTCCAACAACAAAATCGATGATGCCGGTAATTACCTCTGTGAGGCCGCCGATTAAATCACATATGAATCCAAATACATCTGCCACCGCATTGCCAATGGTCTGCAATACCGGTAATACCACAGGGAGCACATTGGCTATGATCCAATCTATCAAAGGCTTTATCACACCCTCCCAAAGGGCTGTGAGAGCCTCAGCTGCTGCCCCAGCAAATTCTAAGATCTTATCCAGGAGCGGTGTTACATGCTCCTCCATTACTGAGTGGAATTTTTCCCCCAGCTGATCCAGTACCGGCTTAACATTGGTATTCCAAAAATCAAGGAATTTTGCAGCTGTATCTGATAGGCCTGAGGCTATGGAATCAAACATTGGCCCAAAGCTCTCATCATATACTGCATTGGCCTTATCATAGAATGCATCCACAACCTCTTTGATTGCTCCGGTTACCTCCTCAAATACCTCCAGGATTCCAAGGAGTGCTGTTTTGATGCCCTCCTGGTTGTCAATGAATGGCCTTGTGAATACATCCAGGATATCCCGGCCAGCTTTTGCCATGATCTCATTTGCTCCCATGGTTGCATCCGTGAATATGCCTATGATGTTTGCTGTTACCTGCTGCCCGGTATCACTTCCGAACACAGAGAATATGTTGGCCACTGCTTGAGCAAAATTACCCATGATCTCAGCTGTTTGCCCGGATATATCAAACATGGCAATCAGGTGTTTCTTGATCCTCTCGGTGTTCTGCTCCAAATACTTGGCCACACCGCCCACCAGGTTGGTTGCTATGGTTATTCCTATAGCTGCTATGGCTCCGGTGATCTGCCCAAGAGCATATGCCCATTTATCCAGGCACCTGTTTGCTGCTGCCACCACATTGGGATCCGTCCATATCTCCTTGAGGCTCTTTTTGATGCTTGCTATGGCATTCTTAAGAGGCTCAAGTGTTACATCTCCCATGCCTGCCTTAAAGCCTTTCATGAATAGATCTCTAAGCTCTTTCAATCTATCCAGGAGTTTCTGTAATGCAGGGTTAAGCTCATCTTTTACATCCTCAGCTGAGTTCTCTATGGAATCCGATAAATCTCCGGCACCTCCAAGATCTGCTCCGCTGCCTCCGGATGCATCATCTGTGTTCTTTGTTAAGCTGTTGATTTCATCAAACTTTGCAAGTCCGCTGTATTCCTCCTTGGCTTTCTTGGCCGCCTTGCCTGCTGCCCCGGTCTTTTTGGATAGATCTCCGGCACCGCTTGCAGCTGTTCCAAGTAATGAGGATATTGCTCCCACTGATTGTGATGGTGAGCTCCCGCCACTCTTCTTTCCGGTTATGATCTCAGTAAATCTCTTGAATGCATCCGCTGCCACCTGCAATTTTGCAATGAGCATATTCAGCACTCTGAGCACCGGTGTTAATACATTTATAAGCCCCTGGCCAATAGTGGCCTTAAGCGATTCAAAGCGGAGCTGGAGGATTCTTGTTTGGTTGGCCCATGAATCTGATGTTCTTGCAAAATCTCCCTGGGCATCCGCCGTAACACTGAGCAGATAGTTATATCTGAGCAGCGCCTGCTCCTGCTGTGTCATGGAATTATAACTCTTGTTCATTCCCTGGGATAATGCAAATGCCTCCAGGTTGGCCACAGATAGATTGATACCTAACTGCTTAAGCGGCTCTGTTTCTCCGGAGATACCTGCTCTGATCTTCTGAAATGCTGCATCAGAATCCAGGTTGTAGAATGATGCCATATCACCAGCCAATCCGGCCAGCTTGGTACTCATGTCCTCAAGGCTCTTGCCTGTGATGCCCATACTCTTGAGCATGGCTCCCATTGTGGATGTGTACTGTTTTGCCGCCAGCTCAGACAGTCCAAACTGCTCAGCTGCGTTCTTGGCAAAATCCTCAATGGTTTTGTTCCCCTGCCCAAAGGTTACATCAACAACATTCTGCACCTCTGCAAGATCTGAGCCCAGCTGCACACAGGCTCTCCCAAAGCTCACAAGAGCAGCAACGGAAAATGCTATGCCTACAACCTTGCCAACTGCTGCAAGGGCACCCTTTATCTTTGAGAGGCTGCTGTTTACCTTGCTAACTGTTGAATTGGTTTGGCTCTGCACTTTCTTCATGGCATTCATATATTGGGCTGTTTGGGCCTCTATGATTACCTGGAGCTTTTCAAGTGTCATTCCCTCCACTGCTCTCGCCTCTTTCTTTCCTTGATTGGTTTACCCTGAGCATATAATCACACATCCGGGCCTTATGTACTGCCAATTCCCTGGCCCTTTTCTCCTCTGCCAGCATCTGCTGGATCTCCTCACCAAATAATTCCGGATAATATTCATGTGGCCGCTTTAATTCCACCTCATCCGGTTTCTGTGAATGGGAGAACATATTGAGGAGCTGCATATTTTGATTCCAAAGGAGCATCACCTCATCCTTTACGGCTGCTGCCCTCTTCTTTTGATCAAGCTCTACTCTCCGGCCGTAGCTTTCAAGCAGATCTATGATCTCATCTATGCTCAGGCTCCAGAAAAGATCAGGGCCATATCCGGCATCTAAAAAGATCGGATACAGCCCATTCTCTAATTGTTCCGTTATGGTGAGGTCACTGCTTACAGAATTTCCTGCGCCGCTTCCTCCAGTGCTCCTTCCACCTGCGTTGCCAGGGATGTGGAGAAAAAACCGGATACCGTAAAGATTCCCATATAGATCTCGGTATAGAAGTTGAGCTGGGAACCTCCCTCCTCAAGATATTTGTCAAATAATGTATTGAGCGCCTCTCTCTTGATTCCGTGATTGTACTTTTTCATCGCTGCATGCGTTACATCCAGCATTACTGTGAGTGCCGGCATTCCCCCATTGCCGGTTCCCATGATATTCATGAGATTGGTTTTGTATTTCTGCTCCAGTTCGCTGATGCCTGCCGTATCCAGTTTCAGGCGGTATCTTTCGCCATCTACTTCCCATACCTGGAAGGGCTTCCTCTCAGGCATCTGCACAACCTTTTCCCCTTCCTGCTCCCGCACGTCTGCCTTTTCCATTTTATTGTCATTATCGTTATCATTGAAAAATATCATTTCCTAGTCCTCCCTTGCTGGCATTATGCCGGATCTGTCACTGTGATTGCGCTCTGCAGTGCCATTTTAAGCGTGAACTCCATTACACCGTTCACTGCACCGCTGGATACCTTAACTGACACCTGCGCATCGTATGAGAAACTGGTTCCGTCAGGGAGCGTCTCCTTGAAAGAGCAGATCTCCTTGCTAGCCTCTGCCGCTTTCATCTTTCTATACGGGGAATCCACCGTGTTGCTAAACTTGAATTTGTATTCAAGATCTCCCGGATCACCGATCCCAAATTCATACTGCTTGACGGTATCGGACAATCCGGTGTTTTCGACCTTTTCCGGCTCATTCCCCAGTTCCGGCACCTCTTTCAGCCCTGTCAAGATCGAATAATTCGATTCCGTTGACCTTTTGCAGCTCAAAGTAATTCCATTCGCTAACATTTTTCCGCCTCCTTAACTGTTGTATACAAGTTCATTATCCATATCGATAATACCTTCATACCTCATGATCTTATGTTTGAATCCGTTTGGATCATCCACATCATTGCACTGTTTTCTTCGTAAACCCAATGCACTGAGCGCCTCATCCACTGCCATGGCGGCATCGGAAGTGCTGGCATTGTTCCAAATGTCAATCCTGTACAGCAAGTGTGATTTGCTCTCCTTGCCATCCACCCATTCATACACGGAGTTATCCTCCTCTGTATACTGGATGGCCGGGAACATCGCCCACTCCTTAGGATATCCGTCACTCACTTTACCAGTGATGTGTTTGGCCATTATGGCATCATATACCTGTGATTTTACATTGATCATCCGCCATTCCCCACTTTCTTGATCTCTGTTTTCAGCGCGGTTGATAGGTTCATCTTGATGATGTTTTCATTCATCTTGAGTGCAGGATACATGAAAGGCTGTGCTGCCTGGCCTTTGGTAAAGTAAAAGACCTGTCCCTCCGCACTTTCGCTCTTTGGCCAGTGATACAGATCTGCATCGGCCGGAGGAATATCATTTCCGGGAAACCACCACCCTTTTTGTGTATATGTAGGCTGCACATTGGGTGATATGCCCTCATGGCTGGCCTCTCCGTTCGGGCCGGTGCCAAATTCCACATAGGCTGCATGTTGGTTATTGGTGTAGCAGATGCCCCTCACCACGTCCTTCTCCGCTTTCACATCCGTTCTGATGGATTGCCTCAGTTCTCCATGATTTACCGGGCACAGCATAACCGCTGCATTCCTTACCCTACGGATTTCCTTTCCCATTGCTTTTTGAACTGCGCTCATCGGATCCTGCAAGGCATTCAGTTTTCTATTCAGAGAATCCGCTCCCTGTACATGCTGATCAGCCATTTCTTTTCTCCAATGTGATTACCTTAGGATCCACATCCCTGTTGATGGCTTTGATGATATAATCCGGGGGCTCTGCACCTTCCACATACACACAGATCCCATCATTCTCCTGTACATTTTCTGTGCCGTGGTACTCCATGTTTTTGATGTAGGCAAGGTGTTCTCCATATAACTGAGCCTGAACCGCTCCGCCTGCCTGCCATATTGTGGCATCAATCGGCACGGCTTCCGCCCAGCTGACTACAGCACCGCCCTCAGCGTTCTTTTCAACCAGCCGTTTCCGGAGCTGGTACGTTTTCATCTGCTTTCTTCTCATGCGCATGGCCTGCTACCCTCGCAATTCTGCACTGTTCCACAACACTTTTGATCTCTGCCGGAATCTCCACGAATGATGCGGATATACCGCCCTCGCTCCTGGATGCTTCTCCCTCGGTACCCATCCTGTTATAAGCAATCAGCGCCCATTTCCGCTTTGCCGGCTTTAACCTGTCAATCAGCACTGTTCTGTTCGTCCATGCAAGGATTTCCTCCTCTGCCATTTCGAGGAGTGATGCTAGGAGTGTTTCAT